GCTACAGGCCGCGAACGACGCCGCAGACGTGCATGCGAAGCTTGCGGGCGCCGATCTGAAGACCGCGCAGGCCGCGCATCTCAGGCAAGGCATGGCGCTCGCACCGATCAAGGCTGGCGCCGATCTGCTGCACATGCACGCTACGCACGGGCTGGCATTGCGGAAACAGGATCATGCGGAGAGCAAGCCGGAGAAGGCGGCGTGATGGCCTTCCACATCATCGGTCTGATCGTCCGCTTCGGCTGGATGGCCGGCATGGATCCGCGTTTCGCGGTGAATGACAACTGATGAGCGTCGTCTCTCTTTCCGCTGAGCGCGAAGCTCGTCAGCCGCATTGGGCAGGTGCCGTGCATTGCGTCGGTTGCCAGCATGAATGGCAGGGCGTCGCGCCAGTCGGCACGCTCTGGCTGGAATGCCCAGAGTGCCATGAGCCGAAAGGCCATCCGAAATACCCGTTTGGTGGTGGTGTCGGCGATTATGAGTTTGAGTGCAACTGCGGCGGCACGGCGATGGTGGCCTATAAACGAGGCACCGACATGCGCTTTTTCATCCGCTGCATGGGCTGCGGAACCGATCAAACTAACTCGATATTTGGCTAACCTGACCGCCGGGGTGTTACGGGCGAGAGGAGTGATACGATGATCGACGGTGAAGACGACACGCTGAATGGCGCCCCTGAAATCGATGAGACGGATATCGATGCTGGCGGCCCAGACGAGCAGCAGCAGACCGCACCCGAGGCCGATGACGGCGAGCTGCAAATCGAAATCGAGGGCGAGGAAGAGCCCGAGGAAACGCCGCTCATCAAGAAGCTGCGCACCGAACTGCGGGAATCGCAGAAGCGCGAGGCCGAAGCGCGCAAGGCTGTCGCGCCGGCAGAGATCGTTGTCGGTAAGGAGCCCGACCTTTGGGACGATTGCGAGGGTGACCCCGACAAATACAAGGCTGAACTGCTGGCATGGACCAAGCGCAGCGAACAGGCCGAACAGCAGAAGCGCGCACAGGCCGAACAGGGCCAGATATCGCAGCAGGCATTCGCCCGCGCCCACGCGATTTACGAGGCCAAGAAAACCACGCTCGGCGTCAAGGACTTCAAGGAGTCAGAGGACGCTGTTTGCGCCGCCCTGCCGCAGGTGATCCAGTCGGCAATCGTCCAATATGCGCAGGACCCCGCCAAGCTGGTGTACGCGCTCGGCCGTCATCCCGCCAAGCTGGCCGAGATCGCGGCGGAAACCGACCCCGTTCGCCAAATCCTCATGCTTCACGATCTGGAGAAGAAAGTGGTTGCCAAACGCAAATCGCCGCCCCCGCCCGAGGCTGACACGATCCAGAGGGGGAGTGCGCCAATCATGGGCAGCGACAAAACCCTTGAGCGGCTGGAGAAGGAAGCTGCTCGCACTGGTGATCGCACCAAGCTGATCGCTTACAAGTCCACCAAGAATTAAGGATCTGAACCATGGGCGTCGATCGCGACTTCACCCCGGCGGAAATCATTCACGCCAAAAAGGCCGGCATCCCGGCAGACCGGCCTGGTTTGCTCGGGCCATATCCGCGCATGCTTTACAAGAAGGCCCCTTTGCGCCTGGACGACAATAAGCGAGCGCAGAACGACTATCAGGGCTTCCCCTGCGACCTTTTTATTGCCGAAAGCGCCGAGCATGAGGCGGAATTGGTCGCCGATGGGTGGGCGCTGACGCCAGCCGACGCGCATGGTGGGTCGCCAGCAGTCACAAGGCCCGCACCAGCAGAACGGCAGCCCGACGCGCGAGACGCAGAGATCGCGCTTCTCAAGGCACAGCTTGCCGAAGCGAAGAAACCGCGTGTTGGCCGGCCGCCCCGCCTGTCGCTGACCGGCACGGAACCGGAAAAGGTCACCGAACAAGCATAATTGGAAATGGTGCGCGGCGACCGGTAACAAGGCCGCGCACCAAGCCGCTGACCTCCGAGCGTAACGGGAGAGTGGGTGTGATCGAGCCGCGAAGGCTCTCGCTTCACTCTTCTGGAGGGTCAGATGACCACTGCATTTACCAAGGCCGAACAGGTCGTTTTCGATGAGATGATTCCCGGCTTTGACGACATGCTCACCTATGGTGCGCTTGCTCGCAAATATGAGCCGCTTTCCCCGTCCGAGATGGTCCACACCCGCGATCGTTTCTGGATCGAGGCCCCCATGATCGGGTCGAGCTATGACGGCTTCGACCAGACCGCGAATTTCGACGGCCTGACGGAAATGGCCGTTCCCGCAACGGTCGGATTCCACAAGTCGAGCCCCAAGACGCTCTCAGCCAAGAACCTGCGCAACGTCAACGCAATGCGCATGTATGCGGACGCGGCGAAGGAAAAGCTCGCGTCCGACGTGAATATTGCCCTTCGCAACCGCGTTGCCCTTGAGGGCTCGCAGTTCGTCAAGCGCACTGTAGCGGCAACCGGCTTCGATGATCTCGCGCTGGCGATGGCAGTCATGACTGAGCAGGGCGTGCCGCAGGCCAACCGCGTCGCCATGATTGGCGTTCGTTCCGGCATCGGCATGGCGTCCAACCTCGCGTCTCGCCAGGAATCCACCAGCCGCTCTGAAAAGGCATATGCCAGCGGGCTCGTCGCCCCCGGCATCTCGAATTTCGAGACCTATTCGGACGATGCGCCGGTTCGCCTAACTCCGGCGACTGGCGGCGTCACGACCGTCAACGGTGCTGGCCAATATTTCGAACCGAGCGCCTATTACACCGAAGCTGATGGCGAGCAGGTCAACCTCGATAACCGCCGGCAGAATCTGACCGTAACCGCGGTGACCTATGCGAATATCAAGGTCGGCGACGCCTTCACGATCGCGGGCGTCAACTCGGTCCACATGATCGAGAAGACAGACACCGGCCAGCTCCAGACTTTCCGTGTTGTCGGCAAGCCGAGCGCGGGCGTGATCCAGATTTCGCCTGCCATCATTTCCAACGGCGGCTCGACCATCGCTGGCAAGGAATATCAGAACGTGACTGCTACGCCTGCGAATGGCGCAGCGATCACCTGGCTCAACACCGTCACGGCAGAGCTCAACCCGTTCTTCGTCAAGAACTCGCTGATCCTGATCCCCGGCAGCTTTACGGTCGATCCCGAGGACGGCTGGCAGACGATGCGTGCTGTCACCCCCAAGTTCGGCATCGGCATCACCTATACGCGCCAGGGCGATATCAACACCCTGAACGTCAAGGCTCGTTGGGACATCGATTTCGGCACCGTGTTCACCAATCCCCAGTTCGGCGGCGCCATCGCGTTCAACCAGACCTGATCCGGCCTGAACGCCTGACGCTCTCTCACAAAGGAAGAAAGACATGACCGATCTTACCGCGAAGGAACAGGCTGCAGCCGAGAAGGAGGCGGCCAAGGAGGTCGCCAAGGAATCGGCTAAGGCTGCAATCGCGCTCGATACCGGCACGACCAGCGACGCCGAGCCCTCCGCCAATCGGTGGCTGGGCTCGGATGAAATCATGCTTGACGCGCACATTCTCGACCTGGGTGTCGAAGCATTCGAGGATGCTGTCGCTGAAAAGGCCGATCGCCCGATTGCCGAGCAGAAGGTCTATGGCCTGCTCGCACTGGAGCGGAACGGCCAGAACCGCACGCCTTACGTCAAGGCGATGATGAAGCGGCTGGATCTGACCAAGGACCAGCTTCCCGGCGGCGGCCCGGATTACACCAACGACGTAACGCCGACTTCGAAACTGTGACAAACGGGGCGGGCTTCGGTCCGCCCCAACCTGCTGAAACTAACGCGAGGACCTGAAGCGTGGCCATTGGATTTCATACCGGCCCTCGTGGCGTTATCGGGTTCCTTCTCAATCTGACCGGCCAGGGGCCGACTGATCCTAGCCCGGTTGCTCGGTCCGGCGTGATTCCGGCGACGACGCTGGTCGATTCGTCCGGGAATGAGATCACCACCCTTGGCGGTGGCGGAGCCTCGACCGTCGCGGACGGCGCGAATGTGGTTGAGGGCGCCACGACCGACGCGGTTGTCGCCGCAGGCGCTGCCGGCACTCTCAGCGCCAAGCTGCGTCGTCTCACGACGGATCTCGGCGCGCTCATTCTTCAGTTTCCCGGCTCGCTCGGCGCGAAGACTGGTGCGCTCAGTCTTTCGGTTGTTCCGAACACCGACACGCCGTTCAAGATCGCAGGCGTTGATGCCGATGCCGCGGCGCCGACTGTCAACCCGCTCGCGATCGCAGCAGGTTACACGAGCGGCAGCCTTACGACGCTCTCGACGGGCCAGCTCGGGCGCCTCAATGCGGACACGTATCGCAACCTGCGCGTCACCTTCTGCGCTCTGAACGCAACTGCGGCGGATGGCTTTGCCAACGCCAATATGGCCTTTGCGCAATCCGATGCCCTGGGCACGCGGACGCTCAACCTGTTCGCGGTCGGCGGTTACATTCTCAACGGCGGGTCATGGGACCGCGCTGTAAAGCCGAACGCGACCGGGCGCCTGCTATCATCGGCCGCGACCACCAACGCGACAAGCGTGAAGGCATCCGCCGGCAACGTCTTCAAGATCATCGGCAACAACACGGTGGCCTCGAAGCGCTATCTCAAGCTCTACAACAAGGCGAGCGCACCGACCGTCGGCACCGACACGCCGGTTATGACTTTCGTTCTTGCGGCGAGTGCGCCTTTCGCGATCGACCTTGGCGCATCGGTCGGCCACTATTTCTCGACGGGCATCGCCTATGCCATTACCGGCGCAGCGGCCGACAATGACACGACCGCCATAGCTTCGGGCGACATTGAATGCCTTAACCTGACGTACGCGTAATGACCGGCATTCCCCTCTACGGCGGCCCGCTAAAGCGCGAGATCATCAAGGGCGCGTACGAGGTGTGCGGGCAGTCGGATGCTGAGTTTGAACTGACGCCCGAGGAATATGATTCCGCCTGCCGGATCATGAACCAGCTTCTTGCACGCTGGCAGACGCAATACGGCATCGTGCTCGGCTATAATTTCCCGACGAACGGGAACGGATCCGCTGACGAGGAAAGTGGCATCCCCGACGATGCGACTGAGGCTGTTACGCAGTCTCTCGCGCGCCGCATCGCACCGGGGATTGGAAAGGCATTCGGGGCGGAAGCGAACGCGAACCTTGCCGAAGCCATGACCGCCCTTCGCTCGCACTATGCCACAGTGCCGCTGATGCAGATGGGCCGCAACACGCCCCGAGGCGCCGGGAACAGGCGGTCCATCGGATCGCGAAATCCGTATTTCGTCGCTGACGTGTCGGACGCCGAGATTATCCAGTGACCGCGATCCCTTTGCTTTCCGGCATCACCGCTACCGAAAGCGCCGATTTCACGCTCAGCTACCCCGTCAATTTAGAGCCTGTGCCACTGAAAAACGGCATGAGTGAGGGCTATCTTCGCACTGCGCCGGGGGCGGTGCAGTTCGGAACCGGCCCAGGCACCGATCGCGGCGGCATCAACTGGAACGGCGTCCTGTATCGCGTCATGGGCACGAAGCTGGTTTCCGTCTCTCAGGTTGGCGCTGTGACTGTGTTGGCCGATGTGGGCTCAACCGGCCCAGTGACGCTCGATTACGGGTTTGACCGTCTCGCGATTAACAGCGGGACCAACCTCTATTATTGGGACGGCGTCGCGCTTACCCAAGTGACCGACCCGGATTTGGGCCAAGTGTTCGATATGCTCTGGTTCACTGGCTATTACGTAACCACGGACGGAACGTCGATCGTTGTCACTGATCTGGCCAACCCGACAAACGTCAACCCGCTAAAATACGGAAGCGCTGAAGAGGATCCGGATCAGGTCGAGGGCCTGTTCAAGCTGCGCGGCGAGCTATACGCGCTCGGTCGTTACACAATTCAGCCTTTTGCGAACACAGGCGGTTCGCTGTTTCCTTTCACGGCTAACACAGGCGCTACAGTGGCTGTGGGGATTTGTGGTCCGCGCGCGAAGTGCGAGTTCTACCAGACCATGGCGTTCACCGGGTCAGGACGGGGAGAGGCGATATCGGTCTATCTGCTCGATGGCGGCAACGCGCTGAAGATCGGCACGCGCGCGATTGATGATGAAATTGCCAAGGTGTCGGATCCAAGCTCGATCACGATGGAAAACCGCATGTCACGCGATGAGCGCAGGCTCTTGGTCCACCTGCCCGACAAGACGCTGGTGTATATGGCGAACGCCTCACGCATTGCCGGCGAACCGGTCTGGTATATCGCGGCATCCGGCCTCGCGATGGATCAGCAATACCGCCTGCAAAATGCCGTGTTCTGCTATGGCAAATGGATTTGCGGCGATACGGCCTCATCCAATCTCGGTGTGCTGGATGAGAGCGTTTCGACGCATTTCGGCGATGTAACGGGCTGGCGCTTTGATACGCAGCTTCTCTACAACGCCAGTAAGGGCGCGATCATCCATAGCCTCGAGCTCGTTGGGCTGCCAGGCCGCGCGCCATCCGCTGTAAGCCCGACAGCCTTCATGTCCACAACGCTCGACGGCGAGACGTGGAGCATGGAGCGCGCCTGTTCCGTGGGAGTGCGCGGGAACCGCACCAAACGCGTCCAGTGGCGGCCTCACAGGCGGTTTTCGAGCTATCTGGGATGCAGATTCCGCGGTGCCTCGCCGGGCGTTCTCGGCTGGGCTGTACTCAACGCCGAAATCGAAGGGCTGGCGGCCTGATGGGCGATATTATTGCCTCGCCACTGACGCGCCACGATCTGCAAGGCGCGCTCGGCAACAACCTGAAGGTGATCCAGGCTTTCGAGAAGCTGTTCCGCACGCTGGCGGACACGTCAAACGCAGTGACGGCGGGCGCTGAGGCCACGCAGGCACTGAACGACGCAACGGTAATCACGCTGTCGGCAAACGAGACCTTGACTAACGAGCGCGTGCTTGCGGTCGATTCCGGGTCGATGACGATCGCGCTGACGGCCGATAATGTCGTCCTGTCAGCTCGGGTGACGGTCACGGGTATATTCCGCTGTACCCTGTCGCTGATCGCTGACACGAATGTCTCTCTTCCGACAGGCGGTCGAATACCTAGTTCGGACGACGGGCCCTATGCGGATGACACCGCTGCTGCTGCTGCGGGCGTTGAGGTCGGGGAATGGTACGCCAAGACGGGCGGGACGGTAGTCTGGCGCCAGGTCTGAACAAGCATAATTGGAAGCCATCCGCGCCATAGGATAAGCGCGTCCAATCGGCTGGATCAAGGTGTTGCGCCGAGCACCGTTTGCGAGAGCAATATGATCCGGCGCGAAACAGACACCTCCCTCATCAACCGCATCGCAAACGATGACACGGTGCGCCCGTTCATCCGTCCCGATGGCGAGCCGATGGACTTCGCGCCGTTGGAGGGTAAGCGCGTTGGCGAAACCGGCGTTGTCGTCCTGTCCAATGGAGAGGACGCGGTCGGGCTGTTCGAGATCACCGCGCCGCGCATCTATCAGGCGCACACCCTGTTCGGCCCGACATGTCGTGGCCGCAAGGCGATCGAGACGGCGCGCGAAATGCTGGCGCACATGTTCAGCAGCGGTGCCGATATCATTTGGGGGGCAACGCCGCGCGACAACCGCGCCGCCTGCATGTTCAACCGGCTGGTGGGCGCGCGAGAGATCGGCGGCGACACTGAAGACGCCATTTTCGAATACAAGGTTGCGCGCTGATGGCCGCAGCAGCCATCCCGCTCGCAGGCTCGCTTCTCTCTGGGATCACTGGAGGGAAGGCGGCGAAGAAGGCGGCGAAGATACAGGCGGAAGCCTATCAGAAGGGCATTGACGAGCAGCATCGCCAATTTGACATCACGCAGCAGAACGAGGCCCCTTATCTGGCGGCGGGCGGTCAGGGGTTATCGGGTGTCTTGGAGTTGCTCGGTCTCGGCGGCGGCGGGCTGAAGGGGCAGCAGTCGGCGATCGACGCACTCAAAGCCTCGCCTGAGTTCACTTCGCAGTATGGGACCGGTCAGGATACGATCCTCCAGAATGCGGCGGCGACCGGGGGGCTGCGCGGCGGCAATACGCAAAACAGTCTGGCGACGTTCGGCTCGAATCTGCTCGCCCAGGTG